CCAAGTGTTTGGAACCAAGTTTGTTGATTAAACGCAGAAGCAGCAGCTTGGTTTGTAGCATAGTCACTAAATGTATTTGTAGCACCATCATAAGTGCGACCGATACGTGCTGACCATTTTTCTGTTGTTTGTGCATTCTTAATCAACATATCAAGAATTTCTAAATCAATTTCTTGTGAAATGTATTCAGACAACATTGATGTTAATTCGGCTTCTGCATCGATTGAATGGTAAGCATTCAAATCTTGTGCAAATTCAGGTGTCCAAACTGCTTTCAACTTACGTGTTTTAGCAACAATTGGCTCAGAACGAAGTTCTAAGTTTAATTCAGGAATATCTATTTGACCTGATTGTGCTTGTGACGCACCTTCTTCGAAGTCACCACGACTTGTTGCAGTAGGTTGTTTTTCATAAGATATAACTGCATTATCAATTAGGCCACTCTTACGAACAACAAAAGTTATTTGAGAATTTGAAGCATTAGCACTTGTATATTGTGGGAAGTATTCAAGAATACCAGAACCACTAATCTTAAATGCACGAATTCCTTCAGTATCATGTGTTGTTAAAGAAGCGGAAGAAACTGTTACAGTCTCAATGTTACCAGCTGCCAATGATGCAGAAAAAGCATTTTGAAATTCTGTATCAAATTGATATGCAGAAGGTGTTGCGTGTGATACTGAACCAGTTGCACAATTATCTGCATTTATTGTAGCAGGTGTTGCATCAAGGAGAGACGTGGTTGCTTCATTAATAGAATAACCAAAACGTCCTGCACCATAAAGACCGCCTGAAGGATCTGCATTTTTAGCATCCTTACCAGTCACACCAAATACAGAGTCAGCTTGTGAATCTTTACCAGCACCAGTTGTGAATCCAGGTTGTGCTGTTCCATATTTAAAATCAAGGAAGAACACAAGACCCGATGGTAAGCTCATAGGTTGTACAGAAACGAAATCTTTAGCAGCAATTTCTGAAAAGATACGACGTACTAATGGAAGAGCAACACCAGCCCATTCTTCAGAGCCTCCCTGTGTACCTGTACGGTTTGATTCATCGATAAGTTGTTTTGCTTGATTTTCAAGAAGAACGGCAATACCATTCTTTTCATAATCAGATGAAAGACTATCAAGAAGTCCAGATTTTTCCCACTTCTTAACAATAGTCTTGTTTTCGTCGAGAAGGCGTCTATGCGAATTGCTTGTAGAGCCTAAAAGTGATTGTATACTCATTGTTTTTTCCTATTAATTATTATTTTAAACCAGCTAATTTACGTAAACGATTTTGCATATCATCACCTTCGTTAATGATATTTTTAGGCCTTGTGCTTGCAATTGGTTTACTTGCAAATGATTCTTTCAAAGGTTTAATACTAGTTTTAGCAGATTTAAATGCCTCAGAAAGGGTTGCAAACACCAATTTAACTTCACGCAAGCTAGAAGCACGATCAAAATTTTCAATGACCGTGAGTTTTTGACCTTCAGTTAAGGAATGCTTTTTAAATATTTTGTTCGAGAACAAAAGTTTAGAATTTAATAAATTAACTTCATTAATTTTTGAACGTAGGAATGTAATAACTGCATAAGCTTCACGAAGTTTTGAATTAATTTCTTCGATCTCTTGTGCATTATCGGCTGCTTCCTCAACTTTTTCATCTTCTTCTTCCTCACGGAGAGCACGAAGAATTTCATTAATGTCTAATTCACTCGCTTCGTCAACTTTTTCGTCTTCTTCCTCACGGATTGAACGAAGAATTTCGTTTACGTCTTCATCATCTTCTTTTGCTTCGTCAACTTTTTCGTCTTCTTCCTCAACCAACTGAATCACCTTTTGACTACCAGCTGGATCTTGTGTTGAATCATCAGAAGCCTTTGCAGAAGGTTTCTTATTGTCACCCTTTCCAATTTCAGATGAAGCCAAATCTTCTTCCAACTGACGAATGATTTCCATCAAGTCTTCATCAATTTCTTCATCTTCCATTTCGCCTACAATAGATTCATCATGGGTAAATCCGGATTTAGAATATCCTTCTTTTTCCATTTCTTCATCAGAATGTTCTGCTTCACCGAAGTACTCATCCATATCATCGTACTTGGTGCCTTCTTCTGTTTTTTCTTCGTGTTCACCTTCTTCACCAGTTTCATCTTCGGCCTCACCCATTGCAAATTCATTGAAAAACCCTTCTTCTTCAACTTCTTTGGAGTCATCATCCATTTCAGCTTCTTCTGAAAGTTTTTGTGAAAGCATGGATTGTAAGCGAGGTGTGAAAGCTTCTTCCAAAGCAAGTTTCGCGTTTGCAAGAGCAACTTCACGAACCGCTTTAGCATCTGCTATTGCTTCTTTTAGTAAGTCATTCATTTGAAATCTCCAACTATTTTGGTGTTATTATTAACCCCAATCAACATAAAAAAATATAGATCCCACATCTCAAGATATTGTTTATATTCTTTAACTGCGTAGGATATTATTAAATAAATATATTTTAATTTTAAAAAATACTAAAAATTAAAAATTTTCGTTATCCAACTTTCTTTGCCTTCTTATTGCTGAATTTTTACGTTCTACTCTTTTTTTAGAAGGTTTAATGTATTCCATTCTTTTTTTGAATTCTTCTAATATACCGGCTTCTTTAACTTTTCTTTTGAATATTTTAATCATAATGTCAATACTCATTCCTGTATTTTTAACTTTTACATGAGCTGGTTTTGGTGTTGTTGTATACACTCTGTCAATCATATCGTAATCCTTTTTTATTTGTTTTTTATTTCATAGAAACGGCTGAGATGTTTTCCTATATTTTCATAAACCGATTCTAAATTTCTTTGTAATTTCGTTATTTTTTCACTTATTTTTTCAAAATCTCTCATGGATTCTTTTAATTGTTTTGAATTTCTTGAATGAGAGACACCCTCGAACCAATCTCCAGCTTCTTGTACCATATTTTTACTTGCAAATTCAACTATTTCTTTTATTTCAGATACCGCTGTTGGTAATTGATGTGAACGATATATTAAATTACTATAATTTTTATAATTAGATATAGCTTCAACATATCTTTGTTTTTGTTCAGGGGTTAATTTTTTAACACTGAATCGTTCTTTCATAACTTCTTCAACGGCGTCAGATACCAATTGATTCAGTTCTTCCTTTGTCATCTTTGTAGATTTATCGTTTTCACTTACTTTTTTAGGAAGACCTTTATGCTTTGTACTAGCAAATTTTTCTAATTCTTTTTCAGACATACTACTTGCTAATTTCTTAATGGTGGCACTAACTTTAGAATCTGGAACATCTCCTTTTTTATATGCAAGAGCTAATCCCATTAATTTTTGCTGTTGTTGCGAAAATGCCGGCATTAATTTTCTCCAAATATACATTCACAAACAGTACCGATTTCACAAATTATGTTTGTAATATTATTATTAATACGTTGAATTTTAGGATCAATTTTTGATATTGTATTGATATTAATACCTTCCGTTACCAATCCTTCATGAACGGGGAACATGAATGCACCTTGTGTTGACGGGTTAGATACAAAATCCCAACCTATAAGTTCAAAATCATCTTGCACTTCGACTGTACTTTCGTTTATTTCCTTCACAGAACCCAATCCACGTGACGATATTCCAAGACGAATACCTGCACCTAGAAGTTGTTTAAGTATATTGCCAGATGGTGTTGGTAATATTTCAACTACGCCAACAACATCATCGCCTTGCCATGCAACTTCCAATACATTGTGAGAAACATTTTTAAGATTAATAACAGAAGAGTCTGGATGATCTAATTCACCTAAAGCACGCTTTTCACGTATATTCGTTTCTTCATACTTTTTAACTTCTCTCATCAAAATAGGTTTAGGATAAATACGACCATTTTGATTCTTAGTTTTTGCACGTTGTAATGTACCTTTAACTATAATACGACCGTTATTAGATGCGGATTCGTAAATCTGACTTGGTTTCACATCAAACAATATAGTATCTATAAGTAATTGTTTCATTTTAAGCACCCAATTCGTGTATTTTTTTAGTTATTCTGTTTATTCTTTCAGATATTTTTTTCAATTTAAATAAGGAAGAGCCCCATAAAGTACGTTGGTCAACAGCCATTTCTGTTTTTAACTTTAAAGCATGTTCTACTGCACGCTCAACTTCATAAATTGTTTTATTTATACTTTGTATTGAGTCATTTATCTTTCTATTTGAACTACGTGATTCATCGGAACGATATTGTTTATATGTTCCTTCGTGTAGTATATCCATCATTTCTTTATATTTAGATGTTGATTCTACTTTGTAGATGGGTTTGAAGTGTTTACGTTTACTTGCACCAACCGTTTTATATCCAAACATTTCCGCACGGTCTTTTGCATGTTTCTCAAAATCTTCTTCATCTTTAGCAAAAGCATTTGGTGTTTGGTAACCATCAACATTGGCTGTTACATTACCCGCGTCACCATCCTCTTCAAACAATATAAAGTCTTCAGATTCTAATATTTTTTTTATGAAATCTTCAGCATCCATATATTACCTAATAACTTGATTTCTAAATAAAGCGTATACATCCGCACCACTTTCTATATAAAAAACAGATAATTCATGTATCTGGCCTTTAGTTAATTTACTTATGTCGATGTTACCACCGTCTGTTAGATAAGCAGTACCAGCTGAACTACCATAAGGCATTATAGCACCAACACCATAATTTGACCCAGTAAACCATGTTGTTCCGGATACTAAAACAGATTTTTTCCATTTTCCAGGATGTCCCAATCTTTCGAAATCGTTTGCACTTGATGTTGGATAGTTGTATGGTTGTGTTGCGTTTGGTGTTGACATTAGTTACTCCATGATAAATCTTCTATTAAACTGTAATATCTTAAAAGTGCGGATACGTGATTTTCCTCAACTTTCTTTATATTTTCGTATTCATCTAATAGATTTACTATTTCTTTTAATTTTATTTTTAATGATTTGTCTTTTACTTTATACATGTTTTTGTTAAAATTATTTTTCAATTCTACTGCTTCGGATTGAATCATTGATTTGAAGTTGTTAGTGTTACTAACATTACTTATATATTCACGTAAAATTACTTTTTGGTAATCATTCAAATCACTATATTTTTTATTAAATTTTTCAACCAACAATTTTTGTGATAGAAGTCTAATATCTTTTGGTTGATTTGATATATCTAATGTTTCGTTTAGTACATTTTTTGAATTTCTATCGGTTATATTTTCTAATATAGTTATTTTTGACTGTGTAAGTTCTAATGGATTATCCATTTCACGATATTCGAAGAGTTTATAAATTGAAGCTAATACTTTATAATTTTGAACTTTAGTTTGGAAAAATGAATTAATATCAAAGTTCTCTTTTATAGCTTTTATTAATTCGTATTTTTCTGCATTAAGTTTTTTTCTATCTAATCCTCTTCTAGCCTTTATAGCAGCTTCTATAAGCATATTAGCTTTAGTATCGGATTTTAACTTCTCATCACATAGAGTCTTATATAGAGTATATTCCTTTATCAATTCAGAATTCTTTCCGAAATGTTTTCTAAGAATTTGAATGGCAATCGACTCATTGGATGAAATAATATCGGATGTTATTTGACGAGTTAATAGTTCAAATAACATCGCAGTATTTTTAAACTTTGAATGTTTTATTTTCTTCATTGTTCCTTATACCTATTAGTGTACACTTTCATAGAATAAATATAGAAAAAAATTATAATTCATCTAATAAATTATTTTCATTTAACATATTAGGTTCATTTTCTTCTTTTTTCGTAGCTGGTTTAAGACTTTCTGATATTATTTCTTTTGTCTTTACTTTAAATCCACTCATACTGTTTATTAAATTTTCCATCTGTTTTCCTTCCAATGACATAGGTGAATTATTTTTATGGTTTGATTTTATAGATTGTTTTACTTTTAAAGTATTTCCAATATCTTTTTTACCTATTGGATCTCTACCGAATACATGATCATCTGTTCCATATTTTAGATTTTTTGCAGGTCTACCAGCACCGGGCCATCCGCCATCTGGTGTTTCACCGTCATTTATTGCAGAAATTTTTGAACCACCCTTTGTATGCAAACTTGCAATATCGTGTGGAGTTCCGAAAGATTCTTTTGTTAATGCAGGATCATTTCCTTCATTTTCAATTTGATTCTGACGGAATATTTGTTTTATGTCTTCAAGTATTTCATTTTTTTCAAATTCAGCTTCGTCATCGGTTAAGTTAAATATATTACTATAAATGTACTTCATAGAAAGTAATTTCTTTTCCATTAGTTGTCCTGCTAAATCAACCTTCTCTTTCATAAGAGCAATTTTCTCTTGTTCATAAACAATGGATGGTCCAGTCAATGCTAATTCAAAATTAACCAAATCCGCATTTTCATATCCTTGTGAATACAGATGAACTATTGCTATTTTAGTTAACTCGGATACAGCTATCCTTTGTACTCTTTCTATTGTTCTTGCAAATCTTATATCCAAAGCAGCTAATGTAGCCTTACCTTCCGTGGTTTCATCGTATCCTAAAAATGCTTTAGGGACTTTAAGTGCAGCGAATAATTTACTTTTAAGATATTCAACGTCTTCTATTGCTTGATACTGTAAACCCGGTAACGTTTCTATTGTTGTTGCGGATTGAGCTCCACGAACTGGTAAATAAAAATCTTCCAATAAGTTTTGCATATTAAATCGTAAATTGTATTGTCCAGTTTTCTCGTCCATAAATGGTACTTTCTTCATCTTATTCATCATTTGAGAAATATACTGATCTACTTCTCCAGGTGGTATATTACCTATATCCACCTTAAATACACGCTTCTCTGGTGCTCTCATTATTCTATGAATAAGCATAGCATCTTCCATTAATATAAGTTGCTTAAATAATTTTCTACCACCCTCTAACATGGATTTACCATATGGTAAAAAATTAGTATCACCTATTAATCTAAAATGTGCTATTTCATAATTTTGAAATTCACCTTTTCCTAATGGTCCCTCATAAATAAATTTTGTCATGTATATATGTTCTGGATCGGTACCCTCTTCTCT